ATCAATTAATGGTGAGTCTGGCGGTGGTGCTGCTCAAATTGGGGTTGATCAGGCCATTTGATAAATAACTACAGTAAAGTAGTTTCAACTCTATACAATGGCAGAATTGTTTGGATTTTCTTTAGATAAAGATAATCAAAAGAAAAAGAAGCAGCAGGGGTTAGTATCCCCTGTTGCTCCTAATAATGACGATGGGACCGTAACGATCTCCGCTGGAGGTTATTACGGTCAATATGTTGATATTGAAGGTATCTCAAAAAATGAATTTGAGATGATCCGAAAGTATCGTGAAGTATCGCTGCATCCTGAAGTTGATTCAGCAATTGATGAAGTTGTTAATGAGGCTATTGTAGCAGATGGTGATGATTCTCCAGTAGAAGTTGAACTTTCTAATCTGGAAGTAAGTGATTCAATCAAGAAAAGAATTCGTGAAGAGTTCAAAGAAATTAAAAGATTACTTCAGTTTGACAAAAAATGCTACCAGTTGTTCCGTCGCTGGTACATTGATGGCAGACTGTATTATCATAAAGTAATTGATGTCAATAAACCAACAGAGGGCATTAAAGAACTTCGTTATATCGATCCTCTGAAGATTAAGAAGATGAGGGAGGTTAAGAAACCAGTAACTCCTCCAACTCAAGAACAAGCTAAAGTAGATTTCGGTGATGTAAAAGAATACTATCTGTTTAATCCAAAAGGTATTTTCACCAGCACATCTACGGTTCAAGGTCCGAGAGATCATCTGGGAATTAAGATTTCCCTTGATGCTATTACATTTGTTCCTTCAGGTCTGATGGATCTGAACATGAACATTCCTCTGTCATATCTCCATAAGGCACTCAAGGCAGTTAATCAACTGCGAATGATCGAAGACTCTCTGGTGATCTACAGACTGTCTCGTGCTCCAGAGCGCAGAATCTTTTATATCGACGTAGGTAATCTTCCTAAAGTAAAGGCAGAGCAGTACCTGCGCGAAGTTATGTCTCGCTATAGAAACAAGTTGGTATATGATGCCAGCACTGGCGAGATCAGAGACGATAAGAAGTTCATGAGTATGCTTGAGGACTTCTGGTTGCCTCGCCGTGAAGGTGGCAGAGGAACAGAAATTACTACGCTTCCTGGTGCTCAAAACCTCGGAGAACTGAAGGACGTTGAATACTTCCTGAAGAAACTTTATAAATCGCTAAATCTCCCACCATCTCGCGTAGGCGAGGAAAAGGGATTTAGTTTAGGTCGTTCAAATGAGATCCTGCGTGATGAACTTAAGTTCATTAAGTTTGTCGGTAGATTACGCAAACAGTTTGCTCATTTGTTCAATGACATGCTGAAGACCCAGTTAGTTCTGAAAGGTGTTATCACAACAGATGATTGGGAGTTCATGGAAGAGCATATTCAATATGACTTCCTGTTTGATAATCATTTCACTGAACTCAAAGAGATTGAAATGATCAATGAGCGTCTGAATCTTGTTAATCAGATGCAACCATTCCTTGGCGTTTATTACTCCAACGATTATGTCAAGCGTCAAATTCTGCAGCAAACAGAACAGGAAATCATTGATATTGCAAACCAAATTAAAAAAGAAAAATCATCTGGCGAACTGATGGATATTCCCATTGCACCTGTAGAGCAGGATCCAATGGCAACGCCTCCACCTAAAAATGGTCCTAAAGAAACGAAAACAAAAGATTCTTTAAAAGCACAAGCACCTAAAAAAACTAACAATAAAGAACTAGAAAACTAAATAATTAACATATTCACAATATAACTATGACTGTCACTAAAGAATTGATTGATAAAATTGTCACTGGACAAAATTCAGAAGCTGCTGATGAAGTAATTGATTTACTCTATCAAAAGTCAGTTGAGCAACTTGAGCGTTATAAGCAAGAGTATGCTTCACAACTTATGAATCCCAACGAAGAAACTACGGAAGAACCTACCGAAGAAGACCAATGAAACTTATTGTAGAGCACATTGAGGACATTCAGTTCCTCACAGAAGAGAAGGATGGAAAAGAATATACATATATTCAAGGAGTATTCCTACAGGGGGATATTAAGAACCGCAATGGTCGTGTATATCCTATGCCTGTTCTCCAGCGTGAGGTAACCAATTATAGTTCAAACTATATTGATAAATCTCGTGCTCTCGGAGAACTTGGACATCCTGATGGTCCTACTATTAATCTTGATAGAGTATCACATAAAATTGTGGAACTTTATCAAGATGGATCAAACTTCATTGGTAAAGCAAAACTGCTTGAAACACCAATGGGTAACATCGCCAAGAATCTTCTTCGTGAAGGTGTTCAACTTGGAGTTTCTTCAAGAGGCGTTGGAAGTTTAGAATCAAAAGGTGGTTCTAATTATGTTCGTGATGATTTTATGCTCACGACTGCTGCAGATATTGTAGCAGATCCTTCTGCTCCAGATGCATTTGTAAATGGAATTATGGAAGGTAAAGAGTGGGTATGGGATAACGGTCTTCTTAAAGAAGCTGAAATTCAAAGAGTTAAAGAAGAGTTAGATAGAGTTTCCCGCAATCAACTTGAGGGTAAAATCCTTGAGTCGTTTGAAAAACTTCTGTTTAACTTATAAAATTAATAAATAAGTATTAGAAAATCAAAGTATCCGTAGGGGTAATTTTAATGGCAAATTCGTTAAACGAGAAATTTGAGGAATTCGTATCAGATAACATCGATGCGGAGACCGTTACAGAAATGAAAAACGCTGTAACTGCTGGTGCTGCACCTGCAGAAAAATCACATCTTCCCAGTGCTTCTGGTGCCGAAGTTGCTGTTGCTAATGTAGAACCAATGGCAGCAGGATCTTCTGCTGAATACAATGGTAAGTTTGAGAACTCTGGTGCTAAAGCAGCAGCTCCTGTTAAGAAGTCAAAAACTCAAGTTAATTCTGGTGAGGGTGGACAAGACCCAATGCCTAAACTGGGTTCATCATTCCCAGGTGATCGTAGTGGTAAAGGAACCACTCGTGGTGGCGGGGAAGCAATGCCAACTCTTAAGAAAGAAGAGAAGGAAGTAGAGAAAGAGCATGAGGATGAGAAAGAGGATAAAAAGCTCATCAAAAAAATGATGAAGAAGGAAGATATCGATATCACTGCAGATGTAAATGCACTGGTAAATGGCGAAGATCTTTCGGAAGAATTCAAAGAAAAAGCAACTACTATTTTTGAAGCTGCTCTTGTTTCAAAACTCAATGAAGAGATTGAGAAACTTGAAGAGCAGTATGCTGCTCAACTGAATGAGCAAATTGAAGTGGCGAAGGAAGAAATGACCGCAAAGGTTGATGCATTCCTTAATTACGTTGTAGAGCAATGGATTCAAGATAACAAACTCGCTGTTGATCACGGTGTTCGCACCGAGATCGCAGAATCGTTTATGTCAGCTCTGAAGGAAGTCTTTGTAGAGCACTACATGGACATCCCTGAAGAGAAGTATGACATGGTTGAGGGTATGACAGAAAAACTTGATGAGATGGAACAAAAACTCAACGAACAAATTGAAAAGAATATTGAACTGAACTCTGCACTGGGAGAATTCATCAAAGAGTCAATCGTTGCTGAAGTATCACAGGGTCTTGCAGATACCCAGAAAGAAAAACTCTCTTCCCTTTCCGAGGGCGTAGAGTTCACCGATGAGGAAACTTATCGTGAGAAAATTGAGACCATCAAGGAAAATTATTTCCCCAAATCTCAAGTTTCTGAAATGATTGCAGAAGCATCAGAGCCAGTAATTGAACAGGAAGTTCCTGCTCACATGAAAGCTTATGTTCAAGCAATCGCTCGTTATTCCAAGTGATTTCAAATTTATAAATAGTTCAAACCTAACATTTTCCAAGGAGTTAAAAGCAAATGTTCAATACCGAGCATCTGCAGGAAAAGTGGGCACCTGTTCTGTCTCACGGCAATCTGCCAGAGATCAAGGATAATTACAAAAAGGCTGTCACCTCAATCCTGCTCGAAAACCAAGAAAAGTTCCTCCGTGAGGAGAGAATGCTTACAGAGGCTGCACCTACCAACAGCGGTCCTATCAATACTCAAACAACCAATGCAGGTAATATTGCAGGTTTCGATCCCGTACTGATCTCGCTGATCCGTCGTTCGATGCCTAACCTGATTGCGTATGACATCTGTGGCGTTCAACCAATGAACGGTCCTACAGGTCTGATCTTCGCAATGCGTTCACGTTATGACAACCAGACTGGTTCCGAGACCTTCTACAATGAAGTCAATGGTCAGTTCTCTGGTTCACCATACGTTACCGCTTCTGGTTCAACTGGCACCGCACCTACTGGCACTAACCCTGCTGTTCTGAACGCTGGTGGTACTTATACCTCTGGTAACGCAATGAGCACTGCAACTGCAGAAGCTCTGGGCGACGCTGCAGGTAATGCATTCCCAGAAATGGCATTCAGCATCGAGAAGATTGCTGTTACTGCAAAGTCACGCGCACTGAAAGCAGAATACTCAATCGAACTCGCACAAGACCTCAAGGCAATCCACGGTCTTGATGCTGAAA